AAATTGACCTTAACTGACCTAATTACCTTTCTTTCACCTTTGGTAATAAAAAAAGGGGCAAAATTGCCCCTTATGTTTTGTTATTATGCTGACCTACATTAAAAATCGTTTTTAAGGTACTTGCGAACCTCAAATTTCTTGTCTTTTGCGTTATATAGGTTCACATACCATCCGCCACTTTTTTTGGCGTAATTCAAGAAATTTTGCAACTGACTAATATTTCTATATTTTCTTGGATTAATTGCCGTTTCAGGACTAAAAAAAATAATTGCATTATATTTTGTCTGCATTAGGTTATTTTTTAAAATTTATCTAATTTTGAAAATGAAAGAAAGGTGGTTTTTCGTTTTGAATAATCATTTGTCAAGTAGGGGTATTAAAAACACCCCTATTTTTTTTTGTATAGATTATCCACTTTCGTAATACTGCCATCCAATAACCAATTTTTAATTTGCTTTTTGACAGTAGTATTAGACTTACTTGTTATTTCTGATAGATCACTGATTAATTGGTTATAACTTTTTGGAATATCTAAAACTTTATTTAATAAAGTAATTTTTTCAATTCCAAAAATATAATCCGTAGTTTTTTTATCATTTTCTACTTGGTACCAGCTATTACTTTGATACATTATACTAATAGGCTCAAAATCTTCACTTGATCTTAAAAATTGTGGTGTTAAATTCAAAGTTTTATTTTCTTTGTTTTTTTCAATTTTTAAAACTGACTGGCTCTTTCTATCTAAATAAGATCCTATATGTCCTAAGCTATTTTGGTCTTTTTTACCTAAGTGTAGAACTAATAATACTAATAAATCATATTTTTTAGTAATCTTTTTTAGCCATTGTACCAAAAAAAATGATTGTTCAACATTATTAAAATCCTGTATTAGATCCAATACACCATCTAAAATAATAATTGAGCAATCTTTATTTTCTTCCAAATATGCTTCTATCATTTCTTTTATTTCAGAAGGTGAATCTTCCCGAAATAAAAAAGAATCAAAATTGTGTGGTAAAAAATCGGTAATAATTTGTTGCCTTATTCGTTCCAGTACCCTATAATAGTCATAATCTGAACTTTCAGTATCAACATAGCATAAACGCTTTCTATTTGCTGGAAAAACTAATTTACAGGAGAATATATCCCAAGTTGTAAATGCAGAAGCAACTACTGAAGTTATAAATGTACTTTTACCAGCTTTTGGTAATCCTTGAAAAGTAACAAAACTTTGTGTAGTTCCTATATTTTTACCATCAATAGTAAAAAGTATTTTTTCTGCTTGTGGCTTGTATCCGTTTATGTATTTTCTTGTATTAAGTTTTTCGTGTATATCATTTGTCATTAATTACACTTTTATATTATAATACTAGATTCTTTTTGGTTTTTATCTTCTTGAAAGCTACAAAATTCCTCTGCAATAAAATAACTATCAGTAATTAAATTACTTATTTCACTACTGGATAGATCTTCTATTTTAGTTTTTCTTAATTGTGAACATAAAATATTTAATGCTGCATTTTCTAATTTAGTCATTCCAGCCATTAAAATAATCTGACCAAATTTGTCTTGCATTGGATGAACTGGCATTGCTGGTAAGTCTTTGTTTCTTTGAGACATTTTTTTTAAAATTAATAGTTAAACAATAAGGGCAAAGCATTTGACCTACTTTGCCCTTGTGTATTGTTATTGTAAAAAGTTTTTTACAATTACTGCACTTCATTATTTGCTTTGTATTCTTTTACTTTTTCAACATATTTAACAAAATCTTCCATTGCATATTTAATACTATATCTACGAAGAAAATATATTTTATTTGTGCCTTCGCTTGGAAATTCATTATTTGACAATAAAATAAATGGTTCAGCACCAGTAATAAATACTTCAAAAAAAATTGTGTAGCCGTTAATCTTTGCGTTTTTCATTTTCAATTATTAAGTGTTTGTAAATTTTGTAATTTAAAATTATCCATATCACTTTGAATTTGTTCTACCATTGCTTCCAACATATTACGCAATTCAAATTCTAGGTTATATGGAGAATCAGCCTGGTAAATTGTTAAGTGTTTTTTATCTGCAAAGAAATGAATCTGAATATTGATAATTTTTTTACTATCTAATATACTTTGAAAAAAATCAATTTTTTTTTGCATTGCATCTAAAACTTCATACGTTTTCATTCTCCAAAATTTTATTGCAATACATTCCAAAATTAAATCCAATGCTCATTAGATCGTATTCATCCTCATAATATAAAATAAACTTATCAGGATCATTTGCAATTGTATCGTGGCGTAATGGGTATTTTTCTAAATATTTCTTCCACAATTTTAGCTTGTCGTATTTTAAAGTTATCGTAGCCAATTTTTTAAAGTTTTAGTTAGGTAAATTAATTCAATTATAATTTGGGTTAAAATTGCCATTGGAATACAAATGCCAATAAAAAAAACTATTGCTATTGCATTAGCAAATAATTTTATCATTTCAATAAATTTTTTGGGGTTTAGTCATATTCGTTATTTGGGTTAGTAATCAATTGTCATTACATAATTACTACTTTTTACAATACCAGCAAAAAAAAAGGAAGGTATAAAAATACCCTCCCGATAATTGATTAATCCCTCTAACTTATGACTTATTTTAAAAACAACTGTCTTTCTAGTATTCTGCGGTTAGTTAATCCCTTGATTTCTACCCTATTAACCTTATTCCAGCGTAAAAACTGATCTGCTACCTGTTGCAAAGGTGCTTTTTGGTTCAATAGCCTTAGTAATGTTGATCCTTGAAATGCTCCTAGCCCTATATTATAGGCTAAACTTGTTAAAGCAGCTAATTGATTTGGTGTTACTGGTACTTTAATTAGCTTTTTTAAAGCCATTTGCCTTTGGGCTATATCTTTATTAAGCCAATCTAATGCTGTTTCTTTGGTTATTTTATCCCCTTCTTTTACTGCTACACCAGTATAAGGATTTCTAGTGGAACCAAAACCCAAAGTCCAAATATTAGCACTATCCTTGTATGCCTCCAGTTCTAATCCTTCAAATTGTGAAATAATTTTAGCAGCACTCACTTTTTTTGTAATTAGGAGTAATAAAAAAATTGCACCAATAATTATGTATTTTTTATTGTACATCAGAATCTTTAGCCAATAATCCAAGAATCATTGTAGCAGCACCACCAATAGCCATTGCCCAATCTTTTTTACCAATAGCATCAACAATTAATGATAGACCAGCAATGGATCCCATCACTGATGTTTTGATATTTTTTAATATACGTTTCATTTCTTATTTTTTAATTGTTTAATTCCTACCAAAATAGATATTGTACAAGAAATTGTACTTGCTACTAAAAACACTACATTACTATAACTAGATATATCTTGTATTCCAATTATGCTGAAAAATATAGTGCTAATAGTTGCTATATGTGTTGGTTCAGTCTGCTGCATTATTAGTTTCATAATCCTTTGCAATTATATTAAAAGCCATAATAACTGCTTGAACATCTTCTAATCTACCAAATGTTCCCTTTGTTACTGCTAAATCTAATGCAGCTTTTAAAATTTCTAGAGCTTTCTTTTGTTCCATTTGTCAAGTTTTAAATATTAGATAATTGTTAATCCAAGTTGTCCAGCAATCCAAGTATAAGCTGCTGCATTAATATCAGGGTTTGCATTCCAGTCAATATAATCTTGACCAGCAATAGTTAAATTGGCAGAAGCTACATTAATACCTGGTGAATCAGGTGAAGTTCCTTCTGCATATAATCCCCACCAAAATTGTGCGAATGTGCTAAGGTTGTCATTAATAACATAAGCATTAAGATACTTTGCTTCAATTACTTGACCATTGTACCATACATTAACAGGTTGAATTTGTACCATTTTTTTTTATTTTATATTATTGTAAATGTTTTTGTTACACCACCTATTCTCATAAATAGGTTAGTGCCATCAAACCAAATATCACCATCATTTGGTGAAGTTGGTGCAGTTGATGAAGCTAAATTTATTTGTGCATTACTTGTAGTACCAGCACCCATTGACAATTTGCTAGTTATTTTAGCAGTTCCAGTAGCTTGTAACCTTTCACCTGTATCAGTTGTATTTCCTAACAATAAATTACCAGCTAAATAATTGCGATCACTAGAACCTTCCTGATATATACCCCATCTATTTGTTAATGTAAAAGTATGTCCAAAGTCATTAATATCATTTATTAATAGCTGATAGGCATTTGTTATAGTTGGTGTTATACTTCCAGTAGCTTGATTAAAAAACCCTGAAATCTGCATAGAAGAAAGATGCGTAAATGTTCCACTACTTGTACCAGCAAAAATATTTTGTATAAATTGTTGTGATATTGCACGAGTTCCTGTTGCTTGTGTACTTGTAATTGTTGCTCCAGCACTAGTTATTGAATATATATTATTTGATACAATATTACTATAAGTTGTTGTTGCTGGTACTGTTACTGATCCTTCAAAAGTATTTGTTCCTGATGATATAAAGTTAATAATACCACTACCTCCTGATATTGTTGCACCACTTGGAATAGTAGTGTTCCTAACATTTGTTAGTGTAAATATGGTTCCAGTAGAATAAGTTCTAGTATCAGTAGTAATTTGTGTACCTGTTATTTGTAATCTTTCATTAGTGGCACTATTTGTTGTACTGCCAAGAAGTAAATTGCCATTAAGATAATTTAAAGCAGTTCCTACACCATATAATCCAAACCCACTATTGTTGCTCCATTCTATACTTCTCCAATCAGCAGCAGCAGTAAGTGTTGGGTTAACGTATAAAGCACGAGTTATGCCGTTTGCACCGCCCGTTTGATTGATTATTGGTACAATTTGTTCTGATATATATGTAGCAGTTCCACTAGTAGGTGCAAATGTTGAATTAATTGATAAATCTTTAGGATTATTTGTAGTTGGATTTAATGTATTTGCACTTCTTAATTGAACTCCACCACTATTTGCTCCGCTACCGCTTGTAATATCATAAAAAATATTTCCAGTTTGTACGAAAAATATTTGATTTTCTGTTAATTGTAAACCAGAAACGCCAGTATTTGCAGTATTATTTACTACTATTGTT